GGAGATAAACCTCGATGATATTATCAATCAATTGTTGTAAGGTTGTATCACTTTTATCGCACACTTCATAACGTGCGGCCTCAACTTGGGCTAGTGAGTCTTCCAAAAACTCAATGATATTGGTTGTTTTTTTAGGCGAATTCAAAGTGATTGGCCCAATAAGTCCATGCCTGCCTTGATAGGTTTCAGCAAAATCATCTGCTACGCCAATAATGCGTTCGTAGAAAATGTTAAGGGCTTGATGCTTAGAGTAGCTTCGGGTATTCAGGTGAACACTGTGCGCTACGTCTCTGGCCAAAAACAATAAACCTAAAAAATCAGCGGCTTTCATTGTGGCATTCCTTGTGGGGGCATCATTTGTTCAGGGGGCATCATTGGCGGTTGCATTTGCTCTTCTTCAGCTTCACGCACAGATGGCATCATCATAACTTGTGACTCCATGGCCGCAGCCACCACGCCCATGGCAATGTCTTGGATTTGTTCTTCAGTCATGCCAGCTTGGACTGCTGAAATACGTTTAGTTTCTGCGTCGTATGCTTTGATTTGAGCCTCAAACTCTTTGCGTTCCATGTCTTGCATTTCAATGGACTTGCTGACATTTTGAAGCATTCCATACATTTGTTCCATTTCTTGACCCATGGCTTGCATTTGCATTTGGGCAGCCTGTAAAGCAGGGCTTTCGTCACTGTCTTCCAAGAACTTAGGATCAATGGTCTTTTGGAATCGCTTGGCCATCTCTTGTGCGCCAGGCCAGTCCATGTTTTTCACAAACAAGTCACCGGCAACTTGCCACAATTGAGGATTACCCTGTAACAACTGAGCCATGGCCTCCAATGCTTCCTGACGTTTGGTTGCGTAGCCTGGGCCTGTCGTGGCCACCACGTCGTATTTTCCGACGCCAGGGTTGTAAATCTTCTCAATCACAATACCCTGCTCGTCCACAATTTTCTTGACGGGTTCAGGTTGTTCAGGATTGATCTTGACCATCTTCGTCTCACCGTCTTCACCAATGATGCGGGCAATACGTTGTGTGTCGTAAATCTTAGGAATCAAGTCAACCAGTTGACGGGCAACGTGTCTTACAGCACGGGTCAAGTTGTCACCGTAGTGATAAGTTCCTACATCACCTTCGCGCTGACGGGCAAGAATTGCTCTACCAGAACGCTCGTTAGAACCCATTCCAAGTGAAGCGTTATATTGGCCTGTCGTGGACTTAATATCCTCAGACGCGCCAGCCTTCGCTTGTAAAAGACCACTTGAGGCCATTGGCGGTTGTGCCCTTTGGGGTAAGGGCAGAACTGCACCTTGTCCATCAGTCACATCAGGGTTGACTTCAAGATACGGCCAGTTATTCGTATTAGCCGTTTTCCACTTGTCTTCATAACCCTCAAACTGGCCACCGTAACCAATGAACGGTGCTTTGGGGGCTAAAGCCAACATCTCAGCTTCTTGAGAAACCCAATAGTTATACATTCTTTGGGCATCCTTGGCGTTTCTGACCAATCCTGATACATACAAACGGCCATCAACTTCAAACTCATTACCAACTACGCGAATGACGGGAATCCACTTGCCTGCCCAATCGTTCTGCTCAAGAATCTCATACCCGTTGATCTTGCAATACTTGACTTTAGGGTTAACCGACTCACGAGTGCGTTTGGGTTCACCGTAAAATGCTCTAAGTTGTTTGTCTTCGGGGGTGTTTTGAAATGCCGTCTGCCCGCCTGGGTACATGTTCAGCTTGGCTTTTTCGTAGTCAATGTAGTAATAACTCGCAATCCGAACAGTGTCTTCGTTTAACCAATTACTGATTGACTGATCGCCTACTCCCAAAGACTGTAAAGTCGAAATAGGCGCAGCGTCTGGGTATTGACGTTCATACTCAGCTTTGGTCAGGTCTTCAGTGATAAAGCAATATTTAGCGTCTGCACCCGTTGGGTCTTGAATCAGGGGATCCATGTAGACCGAAAACGAGTTACGAATGCGGCCAATCTTGATGTCTTGATCAAACGTGTTGGGTTCGCAATACTCGGTCATCAGGGTGATGTAACCCTCACCGTAAGCCACTTGATTTTCGCAGGCGGTGTCGTATGCCACATCCGCATCAGAAATGTATTCAATGTGGCGAATCATGCCGTTGAAGATTTCTGCAACCTGAACGTCAGCGTCGTCATCAACCGGAATGACTTTAGCGCCCGGTCTATTCTGGCGCATATCATTCGTCACCTGACGAACGTGTTGGGGCAGTTTGTTGATCGTTAGAGTCGGACGAGCGTTGATTGTTTGACCTTGCACCGCACCACGGGTGGCCAATACGTCAGCAGGCCACTGCCAGTGGTTATCAGGTGATCCAGCGTAAAAGCGCAGATCGTCGATTTCGTCTTCGCGTGACTCAGCAAGGGCAGAAACAGCCATGTCCAAACGTGCGCGTGCGACGGTCAGTATGTCAGAGTCACTCTTTGGGGGTTTGCCACCAGCTGCTACATTCGCAGCGGCAACCATGCCTGTTGGGTCTGCCATGTTATTTCTTCTTTGCTTTTGAGGCTTCGCGCTTGACCGAATAAGCTATTGCCACCGCCTGTTTGACGGGCTTGCCAGCTTTAACTTCAGCTTTGACGTTCTTGCGAAAGGCTTCGGGTGATTTAGATTTGACGAGTGGCATGTTATTTCTTTTTTGCCGTTTTAGCAGCGTCTTTAAAATCTTTGGCAGTAGGGGCGTTTTTACTGCCAGGCTTGTTCATCTTCTCTTTTGAACCAGCGGCGATACGAGCCTGTTTTGCGTGAATGTTGGCATAAAGCCCAGGTTTTGTAGCCATGATTTAACACTTCCATCGTTTAAGAGCTGCTTTAGCGCGTTCACCGTCTTTGGCGTTGGCCGCTACTGCGCCCATTCTTGCACAAAATGAATCTTTTCGCCCCTGATCTGCTTTGGTCTTGGGATTGGGCGCTGGTGCTTTAAGGTTTGAGCCTGTTTCACGGTTGTACTTTGCACGGCCTTTCTCGGTCAAGCCTGCACCCTTGGACACTGGCAACTTCTCGCCTCGGCCAACAGAAAGTGAAACACTCTTTTTTCCCATTTAGCTACCCATCCATGAGGTTGCGACAGAAGTGCGTTCAGTTAGAACGCGAGAATTTTTGGCATTGTACTCTCTATGAGCCACAGGGAAAGCAAAAGTTACACATATTGCATCCGCAGCATCAGGAGAGGCCAAGCCCCTTGCTTTCATGTCTTTTTTTGACTCCAAAAAGATCGTGCCTTTTGAGTCTGGCTTGATCATAGGTGAAATTAAATCAGTTTTCAAGAACCTATCTTTGGGAATTGAGGCGCTTTTCAGCCAATCTTTCATCATTCCCCACATTTCGGCTCTTTTATTGCCCCACATGATTGGATTCTTTGATTTATTCCCGAAGTTGATTCCCTTAATCTTGTATCGTTGCTCATTAAGACGGTCAACAATACCCGCACCAAGGCCGCCTTCGTCAATGACCACCAAAGCTGGTTTAAATTCCTCGATGGCTTCGATGATATGCCCGACAACGGTCATGGTGTCATCGCCTCGGTGTCTGTCAATCCTGACAATGTCTCTGCCTTGTCTGATAGCAATGACAGTCGCATCAGCCCCGAATCGTGCAGGATCGACTCCGATGATGATTGGGGCACTCTGATCCTTATACTTAGGCCTGTTCATGGCCTCATCGACAATATTCGCAGGAATAAACTGATCATCCCCTTCTGAGGGGAACATGCCATAAACCTCAACATGAGCCTGCGCTGAGTCTTGGCCATATTCATCAATAATACTTTGGTAAACCTGTTTGTCAGTGCCTTCAACGGTTCTGGCGTCGACTACTTTGTTTTTCCAGAAGTCACGTTTAGAGTTAAAGCACTCATAAAAGTAACCCGTATTACGTCGAGGGTTAGAGAACGCCAACCACAAACGGTTAGGGGTGTTCTCAGTAAAGAAACCAGCCGTCACCGCCCAGATTGAGTCATCAATACCTGACGCCTCGTCAAAGATCACCATCACACCGTCGTAGTTGTGGACACCCGCATAAGCATCAGGGTTCTCGGCTGACCAGAGCCTTCCCTCAACCGCCCAATAGCGAGTACCTTTTTTAAGGTCTTTTTCAACCAGTTCAGTTAACCAAGCAGCAGGGGTGATCTTAGTGGCAGCCACCTCAAACCAGTGACTATTGATGCTCATGGCCAACCACTTCGTAATCTCAGCCCATGTAACCGCCCTTAACTGAGCCTCAGAGTTAGCCGAAATAACAGTGGTAGACCCTATTCGGGTGGTTAACATCCAAATGGTGAGCCAAGATACGAGAGCCGATTTACCAATCCCTCGCCCAGAAGAGACAACATGGCGCAAAGTCTCAAAATCAATCAAACCCTTCTGACGCTTAATGTGAGTCGCTACCTCTCTCAAGACTTCACGTTGCCACTTACGAGGGCCTTTAAAGTGCTGGAGAGGGGTGTTCTCTTGCCCCCAAGGGAATGCAAACAAGACAAAGGCTTCTGGATCATCTGCAATCGCAGGCGTCCATAAGGTGGCCATTAACTCTTGTTCGTCTTCAGGTTTGTAGATGGTGGTTTGCATTAACGGGCTGTGCGCTCTAGGATTTTCATGCTTTTTTCTTCACCAGGAAAAGTGACAAAGTTTCTAGTATCTAAATCTTTGTATGTAATGCCTGGTATACCACGCTCCCTAAATACATTTGCAATAAATGCAGGATCAGCACCTAAATCACGATTTAATACATTATGAAATGTAGAAGCTAGTGGGTCTGTATCCATCCACTTTTGCAAATTAAAATCAGGGATTTCTGGGAATTTGTTTGCAATTCCTTTTAATGCGGCTTTTACATCAGGATGTTGCTGACTTAATGGCTTTTCCCAATCAAGCATTCTTGCAATCTTTTCATCAGGCAAATCTGCTTTGTAAAGGTATGCTTTATTTTGTTCTTGAAATTCTCGAATAGTATTTTGTAATTTTTCAGCAGGCATTTGCCGTGCCTCTATGCTTGCATTTTGTAACTTTCTTGCAGCTGCAACTG